CCATTCCGTTCATCCTTGGGTTAAGCGAACTTTTAACCTCTGCCATCGTACCTATTTTAACTGATGGGTTGATTATTGTTGTGAGCTCAAGCATATTCATATCACGGGTCGGCACGCCAACAAGCCCACTTTCTGCTGAGATGACAGGCACGAAATCATCTATTACCTCACCATTCGCTTTTAACACGTGTAACTTTCCGTCGTCAATAAACCACTCATCCCCAGCACTCAATAGACTTTCTAAACTATCAGTTAAATCTCCATGAATTAACTTTGGTCTGACGATGTCAGGTTGTTCTGTTATTTTCCCAACGTCGAGGCCCCTTCTTTTAAGCTCTGCATAAGCTTCTTTTTTACTCTGCACGACTTTAGAGACGTAAGGGGGTTCGCTGTCGTTGCCAAAAAAGCCAACATCCAAACACTCAAGTGTTGAAACAATATCAGCGTCAGAGCGTTCAATGAGCCCGCGCATAACATTAGCTGAGACCAGCACGTCTAGTTTATTATTGTACCCAACCGATAGTGTTACGTGTATGAAATTACTGTCAGCAGGGCCTCTCAATAGACGCTCACGAACAACAGGCGAAAGATTGTAAAGCTTAAGCGTGGTACGATTAAAACCAGCACCATCAGTTGCTTTAAAACAACTGAAAGAAATACGAAACGGCGGGCGAATTGTTACTATCTCACCACTTTCCTCAAACTTAATTTTTAACTCATAATTCCTACGTCTCATTATACTGCACCACAAGCGAACATCTTCCACTTTCAAAATCATCTAATTTGAAAGGGTCTAGTCCTAAATTAGAATTATCAACAACGATAAAGTCAACGTCTAGCAATGAACTTGGTATGTGTTTAACACCTAAACATAAACTAACACCGTAAACACCTACGCCATCTCTCATTGCATCAAAGGCCCAAAACCCGCCGGTGGCATAGTATTTTAGCGTTAGCTGGACGTCTCCTGTTGGTATTTTAATTCTTATTTGTTGTATGGGATCGGCGGAGATTGCCGATGTTATGTCACTATAAGCCATATTTTAAAACCCCATCACTGCTAACTTACCCTTGACCGCGTTACTTAAATTACCGCCAACAGCAACAGCTTTACTCTTTGCTTTAGAAGCGAACTCTTTAGATGCGGATGATGGTTTGAGTTTTGAAAAAGCATCGTCGGAGGCAGAGAATAAGTTATCAACGAATCGCAATTGTTGTGCACTTATTGCGTATTTAATTTCGGGAGAAGTCGCATCCGTAAAGAAAGAAATGGACGTTAACACCATATTTTTAAATTGCTGACCTATAGTGTCAATTGTAACAGGTTGCTTAGTCTCGTGCAAGGTTTTTATTTGCTGCATGAATTGTTGTTGCAAGCTAACGCCTGACGACTTATCACCGAAATCTAAAACAGCTTTACCGCTGTTTATAATATCATCGGCCTTCCTCGCATAGTCTCTTATATAAGAGACGCCGGCGTTAGCCTTTTGTATCATCGCTTTTGTTTGATATGGCATGTAATTAGTGATACGTCCCAAAGGTCCATTAACTCTATTTAACAACTCTTCTATAGCTTCTTTATTTTTATAAACATCACCCACAACACCATTTATTGTTATTGTTGTAGGCTCGTTAATTATGTGCTCGTTAACATGTGTTCCGTCTTCGAGATAGGTTATTGTTGATCTCGCACGGTAATCTATAGTTTCGTCGACAATAGACGACGTCATGAAACCAGCAATGCCAACACGCTGGACGGGACTTACTCGTTTATTGACTTGTTCGTTTAGCCACTCGGTTATCATAAAGACCCCTTCGCTATCTGCATGAACGCATCTTTTAGTTGCGTTTTTAAACCATCGTTAACCGCTACCGAAGCACCTTTCGCGTCGCTTGCACTTATCCCAATTTGTACGTTCTGATTAACCGTCGTTGTTATATTTTTACCGTCCTTTGATTTTGATGATTCTACGGAACGCGTTGGGGCCGTTGTGGCGTTAGTTTTCACGTCTTTGATACTTTGACTAGCGAAAGGTAACACCTTCGCACCTTGTGGCTCTGGTGCTTTTATAGGCGGTGTTTGTAGTTTTGGGGTTGTTTGTGGTAGTGTGAGCGTTGGTTTTTGGGTCTTGTCAGCAATCATTTTAGCACTTGCTTTGCTCATCGAATCAGCACGTGCTAAATTCGCTTGATCTTCGTCATCAAGCCAAAGGTCACGCAGTGAAGCCGAGGTCTTTTTTTCTTGCTCTGTCTGAGGTTTTTTGGGGTCAGGCTTACCCATCACTTTATCACTCAACTTACCGATAGCTATAAAACCAGCCACTATAGCACCTATCGACAACGCAAGCAGACCTATTGGCGTAGCTAAAAGTGAGACTGCAGCAAGTCCACCTAGGATAGCTATTGCTATACCAGCTGGGCTTTTAATGTCAATAAAGCCTTGCGTCAAAGCAACAATAGCACCGCCTAAAAGTGTTATTGGGTTAACAAAAGTTGAAAGAATAGCTAGTCCTGCAAGTATGCCAATTAAGTTCTGTGTTTCTGACGAGAGGCCATTAAACCAATTTACAAGACTACTTATTTTATCACTCATTTTACCTATGAATTTAATTACTGATGGCAAGTGTTCTTTAACAAACTCGATCAGCAAGTTAGCTAGTTTTTCGAGTGTTGGCATAAGTGCGATTGCCAAATCTGTTTTTAGCTTCTCCCATCTTTCGGACATCAACGCAACGCGTGCGTTATAGGCTTCAATTACTTTTGCCTTCTTCGTTGTTAACAACTTTTCTTTTTCGCTTGTCACCATAAGCTTTTTTATAGCTTCGTCGCTTTGTGTGATCATATTAAACGTCGTTGCGTCAATACCGAACCTAGACGCCAGAGATAGCTTTTGTTGGCGTCCTAGGCTGTTATTATCGCGAAGACGTCTTCCGATTTCAAACAACATCTCTTCGGATGTTTTTAAATCACCGTTGTTTTTGCGAACAGTAATACCCATCCTAGAAAAATCATCATCACCAGCTAACGACGCGTTGCTTATTTTTTGAGATAAAGAACCTAATGTAGACTCCATTTGAGACGCTTCACCGCCACTTTTAATCATCGCGACACGCAACGCACTTATCTTCTCAACGCTCAATCCTGTTTCTTTTGACAGACGTATAACGCCCATCTGTCCTTTAAATATACTACTAGCCCAGAAATAGGCACCAGTTGCTGCGGCAGCCGTTGCTATACCAAAACGACCCAGTGATGAGCCGACTTGCTGAATGCCTTTATTAAACTTTTCTAACGGCTTTAAAGAGCCTTGGAATGAGAACTTAGTTACAAGTTCGGTAATCACAGCCATAGCTAAAAACCTTATTCTATATAGTAAAAATCAATTATTATTCTTTTTAGATATGTGTTCGGTTATCTTATTTTTAATCTGCAAATATTCAAGGGCATCTAAAAAGTCTGGTGTGTCCAACTCTTTTAACTCAGCAATGGAGCCGAAGCCTGCTTCTGACATAAAACAAATGGCCCAAAAATCATCTGACACATTCGTAAAAGAAACGTGATTAAAGCCTGGTTCTGTGCTATTAGAAAGCCCGACTAGGCGGTAGGGCTTCCTCTCAAAAAAGGGTAGGAAATAACCTGCAAGCATGTGCTAACAAGTAAAATATAGTCTTCAGGATATTGCTCGAAGTGCTGTTGTTTCTTGCTGAGTTGTACGCCATCGATCAACACTTTATCAAACATTAGTTTCTCGATAGTTAAATAAGTGGAGTGATCAAGAAATGAGAAGTCACCGCGTAGCAACAACTCTTGAATTGAAGACATGTAGGCAAAAACCTTTCGTCTTTCTGCATGAACGAACTTTGAAAATGTGTACTTCCTGCCGTTGATTTCAGCTTCTCCGTCTTCGTATGTTTGTTTTATTAAATCTTTAGCTTCTTCTATTTTTTGATCTTCCATTTGTCACCTCATTTAATTAAAAAGGTGAGTTATCAGCTCACCTCTACAACAATTTAAATCACACGACTAGCGAATCTAAATTGTATTTTGTACTCCATTTGGACATTGCCTTCCTGGTTGTTGATTGTCTTTGTAGGTCGTGTTATAATAGACCCACCTTCAAAAGTCCATGTGTCTAGCGATTCAACACCATTAGCAACGAATGCTTGTTTTAGTGAGCCAGCAAACATTGTGGGCATCACGCCTGCTAAAGTACTATTTAAGAATATGTCATCCTCGGAATACGCTTGTACGCGTAGGGTTAAATCGTGCACATCATAATCAGCACGCTTAGTAATGCTAACACCATCTGAACTATTAACACGTCCGGAAGCTTCGCCAACTGGTGCTATTTCGAGAAAGTCACCAACAATAAACGAGGTAAAAACGTGCCCGTTGAGTACCAAAGTTGTTGAGTCAGTAGAATAGACTATGTTAGGCATTGTTTAAACTCCTTAAAAATTGAGGTTGACGATAACGTCAATTGAGTGTATAGCACCGGCGAATTTAACTGCACCCTGCACCAATGGGCTTTTTCTTGCTTCTCTGTCTGCTTGTGCTTGCTCTGAAAAAGGCTGATGTGTCCAGTAATAGCCTTCTTGCTCTATCGATCGTTTAAAGGCCTTAGGATCACCGAAAGAGTCGGGGGATGACCAAACACCAGGGGATAGCACTCCAGCACGTACAAAACGCCTAGAAACGCTTTCACAAGTGGACAGCACTTGTGCCATGCCTCGAATTGTTTGGGGTATCTTTGTTGACGTTGCTTTTAGTAAATTGTATAATTCTGTCTGTATTGAATCACGAAACCCTATCAGGTTATAGACATTATCCACGTAGTCATTAGCACCACTTGTTAAGACGCAGGGTGTCTGTTTGATTGTTGTGTAGACATCAAGTCCTACGGTTTGGCACTTTAAAAGTTCGCTCTCTGTATAGTCATCAGTAGCTACGGGTAACTCTTTTAAATGCATAGATAGAGCTGTGTTTTCGCCATTGAAATTAACAGAGTGTACGCGTGACATATACGCAGAGCTAAAACTTACGTTCCCTGCCTTTGAGTATAGCATTCTTAGGTTTTTTTGGCTAGCAGTTTTTGCTAACCATACTTGATTAGTTCCGTTTACTTCAAGGTTGCTCGGACTTGAAAAAACGTTGTAGAATATGAATCCCTCTGCTTTAGCAGTTGTTGCGATTGTAAGGACCTCAGCGTCAGGCATTGCCTCCGTCGCAGTTACTCCGTAGAACTTGTTTTCGGCTCTACAAGCCAACAATGCCGACTCTAAGGTTTCCGCAGTGATTGTTGTTGCGTCAGCCCCTTGCTTAATTGTAGCTCCTGAACCTGCCGACAAGCCCAACAACGCACCTATAAAGCTTCCTGAGCTATGAGCATAGGCATAGCTCAACGTCTCTACAACACCCGCATTAGTTGTTGTTAAAACAAGTGAATTATCCTTAAGAACAAATGTTCCTCTACTTGATCCAATTGCTGTGTTTAACACGCTTAAAACGCCATCTATTGTTGCTATGTTTCTAAAATCGAGTCCACTCATAATTCTAGGAGTACCAGCAACATCAATTACAAATGACGCAGAGTTATAATTTTGAAGCTGTGTAAGAACATTGGTAGCTAGTTTGGCACCAGTTAAAACTGATTGAGTAGCGTTTTTGGCTGTGTCTGTCTTGTACCAACGACCAATAACTAAGTGTCCACCAACTCCGATTGGGTTTGGTGATGTCGCGAAAAACGCTGAGGCACAGCGGTAAAGATCCCCAGCCGTGCCGAATTCGTTGGCAACGGCTGACAGGTCTTTATAGACTTCCGTCCGCTTGCCATTAGATAAATCCCGCTCGTCTTGCATAATACAAACAGCATTAAGATTGTCAGTGCTTGCTAGTTTCCCACCTGCAAGAACTGATACGTTTATGACATTAGAAATTGATGGCATTTAATACCCCTTTTAATTACTTGTAATTATTTGCTCGCCAGCGTTAACCGTTGCTTGTTCGCTCTGCACCAACTCTTTTTCGATTTGAACAGTTGTTACTTTTAATGTTTCAAC